CCGCCAAATGGTTGACCGAACTGGTCGAGCGCGACCTGAAAAAAGGCACGCGCTACTGGTCAGTCGAGGGACGGCTGTGGTCCGAAGAGAACCCTGACGCCTACGCAGGTGTCCACAACTTCGACGGTGTGCTGCTGATCTTCGACGAAGCCAGCGGTATCCCTGACAGCATTTGGTCCGTATCGGACGGTTTCTTCACGGAGAACACGCCGCACCGCTTTCATGTTGCCTTCTCCAACCCGCGACGTAACACAGGCTATTTCTACGAGACGTTCCACAGCAAGCGGGCGTTCTGGAAAACCCGCAACATCGACGCGCGCGAAGTCGAAGGTACAGACAAAAACCTGTATCAACGCATCATCGACGAAAATGGGTCTGACAGCTACCAAGCGCACGTCGAAGTCTTCGGTAAGTTCCCCAGTGAGGGTGACGACCAGTTTATCGGTGTCAATCTGGTGGACGACGCAATGGCACGGCCAAAGTATAAAGATGAAACGGCGCCCATCGCTATAGGTGTTGACCCTGCGCGGTTTGGTGCTGATGCTACCGTCATCGCTGTGCGGCAGGGCCGCGACCTCATTGCCATAAAGCGGCTAAAAGGCGCTGACACTATGGAAGTGGTTGGCCATGTCATTGAAGCTATCGAAGAATATAAGCCTGCGCTGGTCGTCATCGACGAAGGCGGGCTGGGTGCGGGCATCGTAGACCGGCTGAAAGAGCAGCGGTACAAGATACGCGGCGTGAACTTCGGCAATAAAGCCATGAAGCAGATGATGTACGGCAACAAGCGCGCCGAAATGTGGGGCGCCATGCGCGACTGGCTGAAAACGGCGCATATACCCAACGATAGGTTCCTGAAAACCGACCTAATCAGCCCTAAAGTAAAGCCTGACAGCAAGGGTACGATCTTCCTCGAAAGCAAGAAGGACATGAAGTCGCGCGGGCTGGCCTCACCAGACGCTGCGGACGCCATCGCAGTGACTTTTGCATTTCCTATCGCACACCGCGAAGCACGCGTTGACAAACGACGCATGAGCAGTTATTCTCCCCAAGGAATTTCTACAAGCTGGATGGGTTCGTAAGCATGGCGGACAAGAAAAAGTCTGTGTCGCTGTCGGTTGGCCGTGGGGAAAAATTGCCCGCTGCCAAAGGCGCGGGGCTGACTGCTAAAGGCCGTGCTAAATACAACGCTGCGACCGGCTCTAAGCTGAAGGCGCCAGCGCCCAACCCGAAGACAAAGGCCGATGCAGGCCGCAAAGCGTCATTTTGCGCCCGCATGGGCGCTGTAGCAGCCAAGGCTAAGGATGGTACCCGCGCTAAGGCAAGTTTAAAAAGGTGGAATTGCTCATGAAGCCCGGACTATACGCCAACATCAACGCCAAGAAGGCCCGCATAGCGGCTGGATCGGGCGAAAAAATGCGTAAACCCGGCGCTAAAGGCGCACCAACAGCCAAAGCGTTCAAAGAGAGCGCCAAGACCGCTAAACCAGCTAAGAAGGGTAAGTAAATGCCAGCAAATAAATTCACCAAAGCACTGTACAAGTCTGGTACTGTAAAGGCTGAAAAAGCTGCAATAGCTAACCGCGATCCCGCCCGCGCACGAGCAGCCATGAAAGCTGTAGCCCGCGAAGGTACGACGCGCGGCCCAGAAATGGTAAAAGCTGCCAAGCCAGTGCAAGTCATCCGTACAACAACGATGATGAAGCCAACACCGACAAAGAAGAACTAATCATGCCGCTCGTCAAATCGACAGGCAAAGCCGCGTTCCGTAAGAACATCAAGGCTGAAGTAAACGCGGGCAAGCCCGTGAAGCAGGCTGTGGCAATAGCGTACAGCGTCAAGCGAGAAGCCGCCAAGAAGGGCAAGAAATAGCACATGGCCGACCCCACAGGCATCAACACGGCAGGTAAAGTCGCTAACGTAGGCTCTAACGCGCCGAAAACGTCAGGCGACGACCATGACAAGATGGCAACCATGCGGTCGCGCCTGCAAATGGCGCAGGCTGCGTACTCGGACAGCCGTGAAGACGAACTGGACGATCTGCGTTTCATGGCTGGCAGTCCTGACAACCAGTGGCAATGGCCTGCTGACGTGTTGGCGACTCGCGGAAGTGTCCAAGGGCAGACAATTAACGCGCGTCCATGCTTGACAATTAACAAATTGCCGCAGCACGTCCGTCAAGTTACCAACGAACAGCGTCAAAACCGCCCGAGCGGCAAGGTAATTCCAGCCGACGACAACGCTGACGTGCAGGTCGCAGAGATTTTTAACGGTGTGGTACGCCACATCGAGTATATGTCAGACGCCGACGTCGCGTATGACACCGCCTGCGACAACCAAGTCACCTATGGCGAAGGCTACATCCGCCTGTTGACTGAATACTGCAACGAAGAGAGTTTTGACCAAGACATCCGCATCGCGCGTGTCCGTAACGCGTTTAGCGTCTATATGGACCCAACAATCCAAGACCCATGCGGCGCAGACGCTGAATGGTGCTTTGTTACTGAAGACATCCTAATTTCCGACTATGAGCGTATGTTTCCAGACGCATCACCTGTCTCGACCATCATGTCGCAGGGCGTTGGCAACGAAAGCATGGCGCAGTGGCTGGCTGAAGACACCATTCGGATTGCGGAATACTTCTACAAGGCATATGAAAAAGCCACACTAAACCTGTATCCAGACAATCAGACGGCTTTCAAAGGCACACCGCAAGACGCCAACCTGCAAGCCATGTTTGGTAAACCTATTCGCACACGCGAAGTAGACCGCCAAAAAGTCATGTGGATGAAGACCAACGGGTTTGACATTCTTGACGAACGCGAATGGCCCGGCAAGTGGATACCTGTCGTGCGCGTTGTAGGTAACGAATGGGAAGTCGAAGGCAAGCTGTACATCAGTGGCCTTGTGCGTAACGCCAAAGACGCCCAGCGTATGTATAACTACTGGACCAGCCAAGAAGCAGAAATGCTGGCGCTGGCACCAAAAGCACCGTTTATCGGTTACGGCGGCCAGTTCGAAGGCTACGAAATGCAGTGGAAGACTGCCAATACGACCAACTGGCCGTATCTGGAAGTCAACCCAGACGTCACAGACGGCGCTGGCGCCGTTTTGCCGTTGCCACAGCGTGCAGCGCCCCCGCTACCCCAAACAGGTCTGATACAGGCTAAAATGGGTGCTGGTGAGGACATTAAGGCTACCACCGGCCAGTATGACGCATCGCTGGGCCAACAGGGCAACGAACGGTCGGCTAAGGCCATCGTAGCGCGCGAAAAGCAGGGCGATGTTGGCACGTATCACTACGTAGACAACCTTGCGCGCGCCATTCGGCACATCACACGCCAGATCGTAGACCTGATACCAAAGATTTACGACACGCAGCGCATCGCACGCATCATCGGAGTTGATGGTGATGTTGACATGGTCAAGTTCAACCCGACGCAGAAAGAGCCTGTCAAGGAAATTCGTGACGAAATGGGCGCGTTGATCGAAAAGGTCTACAACCCCGGCGTCGGTACTTACGACGTTATGGTCACAACTGGCCCCGGCTACATGACGAAGCGCCAAGAGGCACTCGACGCCATGAGCCAGATTTTGCAGTCCAACCCTGCGCTTTGGTCTGTTGCAGGCGATTTGTTCATTAAGAACATGGATTGGCCCGGCGCGCAGGAAATGGCTGCTCGCTTCAAGAAAATACTTGATCCGAAGGTATTGTCGGAAGGCGATCAGTCGCCTGAGATGATGGCTGCACAGCAACAGATGGAAGCCATGACGCAGGAACTGAACCGGATGACAGACATCATCCAGAATGTTCAGGACAGCGTCGCACAACGCGAAGTAGACATCAAGGAATACAAGGCGCAAGTAGACGCCTACGACGCCGAAACCAAGCGCATTTCTGCGGTGCAGAACAGTATGTCACCTGAGCAAATCCAAGACATCGTCATGGGTACTATCGCAGCGGCGATGGACACAGGCGACCTGATCGGCGGCGCACCTGAAATGCGTGAGCAGCCCCAGATGGACGAAGAAATGATGCAGCCCCAGCAGCCAATGCCCCAGATGGGCACGGAAGAAATGCCTGAGATGCAGCAAATGCCAGAAATGGGTATGGAAGAAGCAATGGCACCGCCAGAAGAACCCGGCCAATCGCCTGAAGGAATGATGTAATGAGTTGCGCTGATTTTGTAGGAACACTGTTTTTGGCGCGCGACGTAGCCCACTCGACGCACCTGAACACGCGCAGTTACGCAAAGCATAAGGCGTTGCGGAAATTTTACAGCGAGATTATCGACTTGGCGGACAAATACGCGGAAGCCTATCAGGGAAAATATGGCCTAATCGGGCCTATTTCGCTCATGTCAGCTAAGAAGACCAACAACATTGTCGAGTTTCTTGAAGGTCAGGTAGACGAACTGATGGAAATGCGGTATAAAGTGGTTGATAAGGATTGCACCCCAATCCAAAACATTATCGACGAGATTTTTGGCCTGTACTACAGCACGCTGTATAAACTGAAATTTCTCGCATAAGGACGCGCTATGGAACTCTTAAACCC